TGCAATCTATTCTCAGGGATGTCAAGTTCAATGAGCAAGGATACATTATTCTGCCTTCCGACACCTATCCCGATAAAGACGGAGCGCCTACCAACCAGAAGCTGGTAGATGTTGAGCTTATGTCATCTAGTGGTAGTCGTAACATTGACATTGACCCTATTGTAAGACGTTACCAGCACGATATTGCTCGTAGTGTCCTTTCTGAGTTTCTTATGCTTGGTGGTGGTAATACTGGCTCTTACGCCCTCTCCAAGAGTAAGACAGACCTGTTCCTTCGTGCATTAGAGAGTTATATCCAAGCTATTGTAGATGTCCTTAACAAACAGCTTGTCGAGCGTCTCTGGGAGTTGAACGGTCTGAACTATGATATGATGCCAACTATTGTAGCTGGTGATGTAGCTCCACATGACCTACGTGAGATTGCAGCATTCCTACGGAACCTGAATGGCGCAGACATCAACGTAAGTGATCATCCAGAGGTTATACAGGATCTTATGGATATAGCTGAACTAAGGTATGATGCAGAAGCCAAGCCTGTAACACAAGAGGAGCCAGAAGATGCCCAGTCTTAATAACAGAGTTTTTGACAATGGGCTATCTGTACTTGATACTGAGGCCTCTCGCATAGACTTAACCTCTCAGGAGTCTACCACATACACTGAAGCTACCTCTACTCATACATTAGGTAACTCTACCAGCTTAAGTATTGCAGCCCCCTCAGACAGATCAGGTGGTGGTCGTGAGGTTGTAGTTGCAGCTATCTCAGATGGATCAGTAACAGGTAATGGTACAGCTACTCACTACGCTATTGTGGACGTATCCAACACTAGACTATTAGCTACTGGATCTTTGTCAGCTAGTCAGGTTGTCGCATCAGGTAACACATTTACTCTAGGATCATTTACTATCGGTATCCCTGATCCTGCATAATAGAGGTCATGTATAATGACAAGCAGGATACTACAGGAAAATACTGACCTACTACTCACTCAGTCTAATGACCCTTTAATAAATGACAACTTTATTGGCGCTGATGGGTTTAACACTGGTAATCCCCAACTAGCTACAACAACTCTAGCTCAGACACACGCTCTAACATCTGTAGCTATAGTTACCCAAGATCCTGTAGTTTCATCTACAACAATAGCTCAAGAGCATAGCTTAACAGCACTAGGGTTTAACACAGGTACTCCTGTAGCTAACCAGACCCCTTTAACACAGGAACATAGCCTTAACGCATCAGCTATACTTACAGGTTCCCCTGCTGTAGCTAATGTAACGATGGTAGAGGGAGAGAACTTTGCTCCACCTTCTTTCATCGCAGGTACACCCTCTGTAGGTTCTCCTACACTTACTCAGGACTACACACTAACTGCCAATAGCATTCTTACTCCAATACCAGAAGTAGAAGATGCTGTAGATCCAACAGAAGCAATACTTGCACAAGAGACACAGGAATTAGAGAATATGTTTGGTGGGTGGCAGAGAAGAACTTACGAAGTACCTGATGGACGATTAGTCCAAGGTGAACGTGAGATCCAAGCTACTTATGGCGATTATGTTTCTATTGACAGAAAAGCCAAGTCCTTAATCAAGTTTGGTAAGAGTGCAGATTTAACTACTAATGGTTTACAAACTGTCTGGACTGTAGGTGGCAACGAAGTATATGTGTCAGATAACACCATAGCATATGTATCATCTTCTGATGCAACAGATGTCCAAGAAGTTACTATTGAGGGACATACTGTAACTGGGACAGGTTTCGATCAAGAGTTTACCTTTGTAGTTCAGAATGTAACTTTAAATGGTCAGACACCTGTAGCATTAGCCACATCACTAGCTCGCACATCCCGTATGTATAATAATAATGGACAAGAGTTAGTAGGTAGAGTTGTAGTTTATGAGAATACTACTGTTGTTGGGGGAGTACCCTCAGATGCAACTAAAATACATTTAGATATTCCTGCTGGTTTCCAATCATCATTTAAAGCAGCTACGACTTTCAGTAAAGAAGACTACTACTTGCTTACAGGTGCCTATGGTGCCGTGAGTTTAAAGCAATCAGCCGCCGTAGATTTCTATATAGAAATAAGAGATGCTGGTAAAACCTTTAGACAGGCAGCTTTATTTACAGCATCTTCCGCTGGTGGCGCTTTTAATATCGAACTTGATCCTTGCATAATAGTGCCTAAAAACGCTGATGTAAGAATAACGTGTGAAACATCCTCAAATAACGCTGTAGCATTCGGCGTATTTAGGGGTTACTTAGCTAAGGTAGTATAATGCCAAAAGTCGCACTACAAAATAAAATGAAAGAGCATAACAAGAAGTCTAAGTACAAAGTGACTATGCGTATGCTTGAACAGGTCTATGATAGGGGTGTAGGTGCTTACCGTACAAACCCTCAGTCAGTACGTCCTAATGTGACTGGGCCTGAGCAATGGGCAATGGCTAGGGTTAATAGCTTCCTTAAGATTGTCACTGGCTCTAAGAAAGCTACACACGACAAAGACCTACTACCAGCTTCACACCCTTCCAGTAGTAAGAAGTCAGTAACCAAAGCTAAACTAGCTAATGACGTATTCTCTACTGAGATGGAAGCCAGAGCTAGAAGTATGGACATGGGTTGTGAAGGTAAGATCCACGTACATGAAGATGGTATGGGACAGGCTGTATACATGCCCTGTGGTAGCCATGAAGAGTACCTAGCGTATTACTCCCGTGATGAGGTAGCTGAAGACCCCGAAGAAGAATCATCAGTAAACCGCTTAGATGCTCTCAGAGCTATCGTACAGGAAGTAATGAAGGAAGAGTTCACTAAGGCTGAGTACCAAGGTGAGAAAGTAACTTTAAACAAGCCTCGTCGTATTCAAGGTGGCAACAAGAAGTTTGAAGTATTCGTGCAAGATGGCGACAAGGTAAAGCGAGTTGCCTTTGGAGATCCTAACATGGAGATCCGTCGAGATGACCCTAAAGCCAGAGCTAATTTTCGCTCCCGCCATTCTTGCGATACCAAGAAAGATAAGACTACAGCAGGTTATTGGTCTTGTCGTATGTGGGAAGGTGGAACATCAGTGTCCGAACTTACTAAAAGTGTTGAAGGTCAAATCCTCAAGGCAGATGACGAACAGCGTCTAGTCTATGGATGGGCCTCAGTCGTTACTGAGAAGGGTGAACCAGTGGTTGACCGTCAAGGTGACGTAATCGAACCTGACACACTCGTTAAGGCTGTCAATGGCTTTATGGAGCATATTCGTGTCGGTAAGCAGATGCATACAGGGGATCAGATTGGAGCAGTTATCCATTCTATGCCTATCACTAAAGAGATTGGTGAATCCCTTGGCATTCAGAGTGACCGTGAAGGCTGGATTGTAGCTTTCAAAGTCTATGACGATAATGTCTGGGCGAAGGTTAAGTCTGGTGAACTTGCGGCCTTCTCTATTGGGGGTCGTGCAATCAAGGAGGACTATAGTGCCTAACCTTTTAAAACAGCTTGAACTGGAAGAGTTGTCTTTGGTGGATCGTCCAGCAAATGCACAGGCAATGGTCTCCTTGTACAAGCGTGATAATTCCAATGGAGAACCTATGGAACATGAAGTAACAGAAAAAATGTCTGATGATCTGAAGGCCAAACTGAAGCCATACATGGATAAAGGTATGTCTGAAGAAGAAGCCATGAAGATGTACAACATGGACATGAAGAAAGCTGATGATGCAACTGCTGAAGAGCTTGAAATCGAAACTCTTAAGGCGGCTGAAGTTGCCCTTAAGGAAGAGAACGAGCGTCTTCGTAAGTCTCTCATCGAGAATGGTTATGTCATCAAAGCTGACGTAATTGAGAAGAAAGCTGAACCTGAGTATGTAGAGTATGACGGTGAGCAAATCAACAAAGCTGACATCCCTGCGCCTATCCTTAAGGCTCTGGAAGAAGCTGAAGTTGCTAAGGCAGATGCTGAACTGACTAAACGTGCAGAAGAAGCTCTACCTAACTTCAATATCGACGTAGCTAAAACACTTATTGCTAAGTTCGATACAGATGAAACAGTCATGGAAGCTCTGAAGGGTGCTGATGCAGTATTCGGAGAATCTATGGAAGAATTTGGTAAGTCAGATGCTGATGGCAACTTCGCTACAGCACAGGACAAGCTGGATGCCCTCGTTAAGTCTTATATGGACGAAAACAAAATCAAGAAGAGCCAATATGCTGTAGCTTATGCCGCAGTTGCTAAGACCGATGAAGGTAAAGCTCTTATCAACAAATCCTATAAAGGAGAATAAATATGGCTGTAATGCAGTCCCGTGATACACGGTCTTTTGTTGCTGGTGAGAGTCTCGCCGCAGCACAATTCAAGTTCGTTACTCTGGAGAGTGATGGACAGGTAGATCTGGCAGATTCTGCTGGTGAAAATTGCATCGGTGTTCTGTTGAACAACCCTGCTGCTGGGGAAGCTGCTACTGTAGCAATCTCAGGTAAAGTAATGGTAGAAGCTGGTGGAACTATCGCCGCTGGTGCAGCCGTTCAAGCCGATGCAAATGGTGACGCACTCACCGCAGCTTCTGGCGATGTTGTTATGGGTTATGCTTTGGAAGCAGCAGTTGATGGTCAGATCATGGCTATTGAACTCATCCAAGGCGGTAACGTCGTAGCTTAATCCAGCATAGAAAGGAATAAATAATGCCCTTGCTGACTCCATCCGCAGTGCATGTAGATCAGCCGCTGACTAACCTCACGCTGGCTTATGCACAATCACAAGAGAACTTTATCGCTGATAAGGTTTTCCCAACTGTCGGTGTTTCAAAACAATCTGACAAATACTACATCTATGACCGTGCGAATATGAACCGTACTGGTGATGTAGCTAAACTGGCCCCACGTACAGAAGTAAACCGTATCGGTATGACTATCTCAAACAGCAGCTACTTCGCTGACGTTTATGGTCTAGGTATGGACTTCGATGAGCAAACTTTGGCTAACGAAGATGCTGCATTGGACATCCGTTCTGCTGGTGCTGAAACCTTGGCGATGCGTCTGATGATCCATCGTGAAGAGCAGTTTGCAACCAACTTCTTCTCAACAGGAGTTTGGGGAACAGACAACACATTGTCAGGCACTGACCAGTGGTCAGACTACACCAACTCAACACCAATCCAAGATGTAACTGCTGCTCGTCGTGCAGTACAGTTGGCTTCTGGTGGCTTCAAGCCAAACACAATGGTTGTTGGTAAAGAAGTACGTGACAAGCTGATCAATCACCCAGACATTCTGGCACGTTTGAACGGTGGCGCAACTGTAACTAACACAGCTTTGATCACAGATGCTAAGTTGGCTGAAATCTTTGAGGTAGAGAACTTCTACGTCATGGAAGCTGTCAAGAACTCATCAGTAGAAGGTGTTGCAGAAAGCAATGCGTTTATCGGTGGTAAGAATGCTCTGTTGGCTCACACTCCATCAACTGCTGGTCTTATGTCACCAGCCGCTGGTTTGACCTTCGCTTGGAATAACCTAGAAGGTGTGAACAACTTGGGTATCACTGTTGAGTCATTCTCAGATGATGCTCTGAAGCGTCAGCAAATCGCTGAGATGATCCAAGTTAAAATGTCTTACGATATGAAAGTCGTAGGCGCTGACTTAGGTTACCTCTTCGCTGCTGCTGTAGCTTAAGATTTATATCGGTGGGGGCTGTAGTAATGGCCCCTGCCATCCATCCCGACGAAAGGTAGTACAATGATCCGACAAGAGAATATGCCATTTCAAATAGACCGTCCAGTCTTTGTTAAGCACCCATTTCAATCTTGGGGTAGACAGCTAAAGAAGGGCGAGGAGTTTAAATGGAAAGAGATTGGTGTAAGTGAAGATAAGGCACTAATCCTATACACACAGGGTTTCATTCACCATAATTCAGAGTTTGAAGTAGAGCTTAAAGTTGGTGATGGACTAGAGCAACTAGATGTAGCTGGATTGCATGGCCTTGTCGATAGTATCAACGATAAAGTAAACTCTAAGACTAAATCTGAAGCTGAGTTCCAAAAGAAGAAGTGTAAGAAGTCTAAGATAGTTGATAAACAGCGTGGGCTTATTCGTAGCTGGCGTAG